GGTGAAATCCCGTTACCCGCGTATGGTGCGTGTGATCTAGGAATGGTTATTCTTCCTACATTTGTAAGGAACCCCTTCATAAATCAAGAAGTTGACATTGAAGGACTAAAAGAAACAGTTAGAGGACTCGTTTTCATGCTAGATTCAGTTCTAGATGTTACAAACTGGCCTCTGAAGATGAACGAAAAAGTCGCCATGGCAGATAGACGTCTCGGCCTCGGAGTTACTGGACTTGCCGACATGTTGGCTATGCTCAAGATAAAGTATGATTCCGATGAAGGTGTCCAATTCGTCGACGTTCTCATGCAAACCATCAGGAACGCAGCTTATGAAGCTTCTATTGAACTATCCAGATTCAAAGGACCATTTCCAAAGTTCGATAAAGAAAAGTTCTTGAATGGTAAGTTCATAAAAGCGCTTCCTGAATACATTCGTCAAGACATCGAAAAGTATGGAATAAGAAACTGCTCAATCCTTACATGTCAGCCAGCAGGAACTATCTCACTGCTTCTCAATAACGTCTCGTCTGGAATAGAACCCATCTTTTCAATCAAGCAGAAGAGAAGGATGAGAGACGAATCAGGAAATCTAACTAGACAGTATGAACTACTCGACTATGCCTATAAAAACTACAAGATGTATGCGTTCGATAAAATGTACGGAGAAAAACCAGATTTCTTCCAGACGACCAAAGATGTCTCACTTCAGGGTCATCTTAGAATGCAAAACACTATTCAAAAGTATGTAGACAATAGTATTTCAAAGACAATCAACTTCCCTGAAGATACAGATTACGAATCATTCAAGAGTTTCATGTATAGCGTTCTTACAAGTGAGATGTATGTGAAAGGACTAACCACCTTTAGAGAAGGAACGATTCAATCTATTCTTACAGACGACGACAGGCCTCAAGCAAAAGAAGACGACTATCGTAAAAGAAGCTTCTCATACCAGATAAAGAGAAGTTCTGGACTTCCATCTGCTCACATTCATGTAACGTATAATCAGAATCAAGTTTCTGAAGTGTTTGTAGTTTCAAGAGACGTTGATTTCTACAAGCAGATGATGCCATACTGTAGATTACTGTCGATTGCTTTCAAGAAAGAGAAGAGCCTCGAGAGGATACTAGAGTTACTGCAAGAGCTCGAAGATATGGATTACATCGAATGTGATGAAAAGTTCATTTATAAAGGAAGACCTTATTTTCATTTCTTATCGGCAATGAAAGAATGTATCTGGGATACACTCGTCGAAATAGGCTTGATAAAAGAATCTGAGGACGACAAAGACGAACCGATAGTAGAAAACGATTTTGATTCTGCCTGCCCAAAGGGGATTTGCGAAATCTAATGATTGCAGTTTATCAGATACTAAATAAGAAAACAAAAAAGATTTATGTCGGAAGTTCTGTTGATGTTGAGCATAGATGGAAAAATCATCTAAAACAACTTAAAAAACAAAAACATCATAGTATCTTGCTTCAACGTGCATTCAACAAATACGGAGAAAAATCATTTTCTTTCAATGTTCTCGAAGAAGTTTTTGATAAGTCGAAACTTATCGAAAAAGAGCAACAATACTTAGACAATCTAAATCCATCGTATAATGTTTGTAAGATTGCAGGGAATACTCTTGGATATAGATTTCGGCTATCAGAAGAAACAAAACGACGAATGAGCGAAGCAAGAAAAGGTCCTGGAAATCCAAACTTTGGAAAATCCCATAAAGGAAAAAGAAATCCAATGTTTGGCAAGAGGCATTCTGAAGATGCAAAAAGAAAAATGTCAGAGATAAAGAGGGGTTCCAACAACCCGTTTTATGGAAAGCATATTTCAGAAGAGCATAGACAGGCAATAAAATCGAACAAAACTAGAGCAAGGAGAAATAAATGAAAGTAAAACTAGTTGCATCCACGCAAAATCCAGAACTATTGATAGAACAGTCGGCAAGAGTGTGCTATGACTCTTTCGACAAAGCGAACCCTCCAGAAACAACAATAAAGATAATCAACCATCTAATCAGAAGTGGTCATGAAAGCGTCCTCGAACATGCCTCTGCAACATTTCAAATAGAGGGCGTTTCGAGAGCCCTCACACATCAGCTCGTCAGGCACCGCATAGCCAGTTATTCTCAAAGAAGCCAGAGATACGTAAAAGAAACGTTTCAACAGTACGTTACTCCTCCGAGTATAAAAAACTTCGAAAAAGTTTGGCTACCAGATAATACTAGAAACGTTGAAACAGGAGAGCTAGTGAATCTCAATGTAGCTGAATCCATTTTTCTTGGAGCAATGAACGCAGCCTGGAATGCGTATGAAGAACTTCTCAAGCTTGGAATCAAGGGAGAAGATGCAAGATTTGTTCTACCCAACGCATGTGAGACTGAAATCATTATGACAATGAACTTTAGAGAACTTCGACATTTTCTCAAGCTGAGAACATCTAAACACGCGCAGTGGGAAATCAGAAATATGGCAAAAGAAATCCATAGTAAAATCATGGAAGTGGCTCCTAACGTTTTTAAAGACATTGTATTCGAGGAATAATAAAATGGCTTTACCTCTTTATAACGAATGCCCTGAAAAATGGGTCTCAAAGAAAAACCTTCGATTTTTGTATCTTGCAGAACATGTCGCTAGCTGGTCTAAAGACCCGTCGACTAAAACTGGATGTGTTATCGTTCGACCCGATGGAACTGTTGCATCAATAGGATATAATGGATTTCCAAGAGCCATTAGAGATGACATCGATTTGCTGCAGAATAGAGAAGAAAAGTATAAGAGAACCATCCATTGTGAGATGAATGCTATCCTGTCTGCCCGTGAGAGACTCGACGGATACACACTATTTACGTGGCCAATACCTCCCTGTGAAAGATGCGCCGTCCATATTATCCAGGCGGGAATTATTAGAGTTATTTCAATCAAAGAAGATTCAGATGTCGCAAACCGATGGTCGACGCAGACAAAACTAGCCGAGAGTTTATTTTCAGAAGCAGGTGTTGATTACTTCTACATTGATGTCAATAAGGAGAATGCATAATGTTACACATAATCGAAGGAGCGAATTATGTCGGTAAAACTACGACTCTAGACATCCTAAAGAAAAAGAAATCAATTCTCACATTTGTTCACCCTCGCTTCAACGACAGCCAATTCTATTATTTCGACTATAGTGTTCCCGCAACTATAAATGTAACAAAAAACTCAACTCAAACGATTACTATGCACATTCACCGAGACATTGTCTATCAAATCTCGCATCTAGTATGTTTGAAGTACTTAGAATCAGTGAAGAATAAAAAAGTGTTGCTTGACCGTTGCTTCTTGTCAGAAATGGTGTATAATGAACTAGTGGACAAAAAAATCTACGAGGAATTCATCAATCTTCTCAATAAAAACTTCAGCTACACCATCCATCTTCTCACTGTAAAAGACGATAAAGCGCTTGAATCTCGCATCATCGAACGTCTAAAGAAAGATGCAACCAAAACATACGGAATACGAGACGCAAAAGGGTTTGTTCCTGAACCTCAAACTGTCGAAGAGAAGATGAAAGCACAGCGTCTGATAGAATCAAAGTACATCAGTCTTATAAACGATTATTGTCTGAATAATAACATCATCGATACATCGAATCTATCAAAAAAGCAGGTTGCAGAACTTATTGCAACGTATTAGGAGACATAATGGCTAAGAAAGGGCATATTCCTTGGAATAAAGGTAAAAAAGGAATATATTCTATTGAAACAATAGAAAAAATGAAAGCAACTCTTAGTGACGGAAGACGTAAAGGAAAAAATAATCCTTCGTATGGTAAAATCAAGTCTAGAGTCACTAGAGAAAAAATAAGCAAGACAAGAATAGAAAAAGGAATAGCTAAAGGTAGTAATAATCCTAGATTTATTGATGGTCGAAGTATCTTCAAAAACTCAATGTATAATGATGAAATCTATAAGATGTGGAGAAATGCAGTTTTTCAACGAGACAGCTATATTTGTACATCTTGCAATAAAAAGAAAAAACGAATAGAAGCACATCATATTAAACCTCAGTGTGATTATCCTGAACTTATTTATGACATTGATAATGGAATCACGCTATGTTTAGAATGTCACAGGAAAACTTTCAAGGATATATCTAGTGAGTCTAGAAAAAGAAAACCCGATGAGGGATTTATAGGGTTCGACCTCGACGGAACTTTAGCTGAGTATCATGGATGGAGTAGTACAGGAGAAATAGGAAAACCAATAAAAAAATACATTAGTTTATTAAAAAATCTAATAGCCAAAAACTTCAATGTAAAAATCTTCACGGCTAGAGTATGTCAAGATGATTCTCAGGTTGCTATTATTGAAAAATGGCTTGAGGAAAACGGACTTCCAAGATTAGAAATAACCGCAGTGAAAGACTATAGAATGTCGTACATCGTTGATGATAGAGCCATTCAAGTTGTTAGAAACACAGGAATGACTCTAGTTGAATTCTTTGAAGAAAAGAAAAAACAAATAGAAGAATATCATAAAGGAGTAAAGCATGGACAAATGTAAAGATTGCAATTGCGAAGGCGGGCACGTAGTTGGATGCATGCGGGAAAGTTATAAGTCTGAAATAGATAACATGCGCGAAGCAATGGGGACTCTTCCTTCTCAAGCACCCCAAAAGACATACGGCTATAAAAACTCTCTAGATTCTCTTTATGTGAAGATGGTAGAGTATCCTAAAAATCCATACAAAGCTATAGTTTCTATGGCGGCAGCAACATGGGGCGACAATGAAACAGGATCAACTGGAAAATGGGACAAGCTTACTCCCGAAAACAGATACAGAATCGTCCTTGCAGTCCTCACAGGAAACACATTGCCTCAAGCTGCGGAAGCTGTACAATTCACTTTTGAAGTCAATGGCTCACCACGTCACACTTTTGACCAGCATGCTAGAGTGCGACTCGGAACAGCGTTCGCGTCAATTGGAACAAGAGATAACAACAAGCTTGACGCAGATTTCCTATTCTATCCAGATGTACGTAAACGAATGGACGAGGATACACAATACAGAGAAAGAGTAGAGCAATGGATAAAAATGACGAAAGACCTGTACGAAGAGACAATCTCGACTGGCCAGGGATCTTGGCAAAGTGGGAGAGTCTTCCTTCCGATGAGCGTGAATCATTCTTACGTATTTACTCAAAACTACCTTGCACTGAGAGGCCAGTGTGCACGACGTCTGATGGCGTGCGAAGAATCCTCAATTGTAGCCCTTCACATTGCATTGAGAGTACTCATTGGGCGCAGATTTCCATTACTTTCAAACTACTTACGGCCTGCTTGCGATGGAGCGAAAAGATGTATTTATCACGAGGGTCCCGAGGGTATGACGAAATACTTCAGTTCATTGTTCGCATGTTGTGGAAGGTGGCCGACTAAAGAGGCTTATTCTGAGTTTAACACAACGTGCTCAGATTATGCAGAGCTTGCTAAACATGGATTCGTACTTCCAAATCCCGATGAATGGATAAAGTATGGAGAAAATGATTTTGACATGCTTTCTTCTTATGATAAAGCACTTTTTGATGAAGAAAACTCTTATAGCGGAGCGTATTTTACAACTAAAAAATCGATAGAAGAAGATAAATCTATAGACATTTTTGACGCGAGGAAATAATGAGCAAAAATAATCCCAACTACGACAACATTATCATCGGTGGAGGAATCGCAGGATTGACGATTTTGTATTATCTCATGGAAAATACAAAAACCAGAAACCTCCTGATAACAAAAAGCTTCAACAGCCAGACCAACATTTCATTTCCAGCTGGCCCAAGGTATTTACATCAAAGTAAAGATACAGAAGCTCTTCTCCGTAGATTGGGATTATCCACAAAGACCGAAGAAATCTTTATAGGCTTCAAGTCAGGCGATGAAATCAGAAACTACGCTTCCGATGAGTTTAGAGAAAAGTATGCAATGAAATCAAGAAAGACGAACAAAGTTGAAGGTTCATTCTTATCAGGAGGAAAAACAAACTTTACAGCGTATGTTGTCACGCAAAACCAGCTTTCGCTTCGACTCTTGAATAAATGTAGCGAATCTAGTCACGTAGTAACTGCAAAAACAGATAGAAATCGAATGCTAGTTTCTGGAATAAAGAACATTGATTTCAAAAAAGTTACAACCGATTTTGATGGTTCGTTCTATTCAAGCAACATCATCTCGACGATTCCTTTTCCATCACTATTGAAAGTCGTTTCTAGTTCCTCTGTCACCTTCCGCTTGTCTCAAAATCCTATGTCGAAGGTTTATTATTATCTTCTCAACGAGAGTGGAAAGGATGTCTTCAACTATGTCTATAGTATCAGTGATTCGTGGTACCGTAAATCTTATGATAAAGATCTCGATAAATGGGTGTTTGAGACTCATGAACCTCGACTTTTCGAAAGCGAGCATAAAGAGAAGATTCTCGACAGCTATAGCCTCGATTCGCAAATAGTAAACAGCCTGAACATGAAAGAGATTGGAAACATAAAACTAGTGGGACGATACGCTCAACTCAACCATTCCATCAAGACAGAAGATGTGATAAAATGGGCTCATAACTATACACGAAAATTCCAGGATAAAAAAGATGAAAAGAATTGAACGAATTCATGCATATGAAAAAGAAATAGATAAGCTAGAAAACAAAATACGGCGATTGCAAGATAATTGCAAACATAAAAATGTTGTAAAGACCCATAGAGGAAATACAGGTAATTGGGACCCTAATGATGATTGTTATTGGACAGAATTTGATTGTCCAGAATGTGAAAAACATTGGCGTGAGAATGGAAGCATATGAAAAGACTGTATGACGACCAGAAACGATTCTTCGACAAGATAAATAAAGTTGAATACGTAAACAAGACTCACATTGATAGAATAAAAGATTATTGTATTGGAATAAATAAAAACGTTGTCGATGTTTTCAATACTTTAGACTGGGATCCGTCTAAAGAGCATAAAACAAACTCTATTTTACACCAAAAAATAGAGGCTTCGGACGCTGTTGTCGACATTATAAAGTACGCAATGAACATTTGTCATGAATACGACATCGATTACGACGAACTTTATCAAAAGATTCAGATGAAGAACCGCACAATCGACCAGAAGTTTAATCAGAGATTGTTCATGAGCGGCGATAAGTTCAAGAACTCTCGTTATGCGTTCATCGTTGACATAGATGGAGTACTAGCTGACATCTCATTAGCATACAGAAACTGGTTTGCCGAGAAAACAGGCGTAGGTTTTGCAACATTTTCAGAATGGGTAAGATGGAAGCAGAAAAACATTGATGAGTACCAGGTTCTAAAAGAAGAATACAGATTATCTGGATACAAAATGATCATCCCCGCTATGGATAACGCTAGAGATCTATTACGAGAATGTCATAGTAGAGGAATAGTTTCTCTCCTAAGCAATCGACCAGTAAAACGCTATCCCATCATCTACATGTACACAGTTGAATGGTTGTTCAACCGCGGAATGATTCAATGGGTCGACATGATTCATTTCACCGATCTGGGTGAAAAGAAGTACTTTTTCGATAGATTCAATGGAAAA